CTGATAGAGTGCATGATACCACAGTAAGAAGGACGCTGAAGGACCAACTCTCCGAAGAGACACATATCAACGATGTATGTGTAACCAGAAGTTGATCGCTGCTCGAAGTACTCGAGACCATCTGGGCTCTTACGCTTACGGAAGAATCCGTTAGAGTAGAACTTGAGGGCCTTCCAGTCGATGAACATCATTACATCGTCGTCGAGTTCTTGGATACCGACAACAGTCAACAATCCTTTAACGCCACCAACCTGAACCTTGGTCCATCCGTAAACAGATGTCTCCATAGAGCCAGGGACTACGTTAAATGGTCCTTTAGAAGTCTCAAGAGCCTTAAGAACTGATCCTAAGTGCTTATAGGACATGAGAACTTCATTAGGATTTCCTTTTCCGTAAGTTCTGATGCTCACGTAAGCATCAAAGATCTTAGAAAGGATATTTGCTGCTGTTACAGAAGCTCCTGGTACGTTGATAGCCTGCAAGTATGGGTAAGCAAGTTTAGAGACACCATACAAGTTAGCAGATCCACCGTTAGCCGCAGACAATAAAGAAGACTTAAGAGAAGTGAAAGAGTTACCAATCGCGTTCTCGATGTAAGCCTTAGTACCGTCAGCAACCAAATAGAGGGAGAGATCCACAGGGATAGCGCCACCTCTGGTAGTTACCAAAGTAATGGCAAGGGTCTCCATATTGATCGCACTTACGTAGCCAGTAACAGGAGCCTGTGTAGAAGAGTCAATGACTAACTTCTGGTTGATCTGAACACGATCAGGATGATCTACAACAAGAACACCACCGACAGTTCCATTGGCTGTAGCTGTGACAAGGTGTTCGCCGTTCATGAGCATACAAGAAACTACGTTCTTCATGTATGACATGAATTCTTCAATGGAGTCTGGGAGGATTCGCAGGAATGTCTTTTCAGAGATTCCAGATCCATCATGCTCCATGAGATCGCGATGGTTGAAGATCATGGTTCCCCAGATCTCTTTCGCTCCAGGAACAGTACCGCGAACGTATTTGTCCTCGGCAATGTCGTTAGCCGCAGTCAATTGACCCATCGCCATAGAAGAGGCAGTCGCTCCCTTAAAAGGAACGATCAAATCGCCAGTCTTCCATCCGTTATCCTTGTCGACTTTTGTTAAAAGGTAGTCCCGCTTAATCAGCTCTTCTTTAAGGAGCGGATTAGGTAGGTATTCGTTAATCATTGAGCTAAACGTCTGAGTTGTTGCCATAAAAACTTATCTCCTATTCAAATTGTGCAGCTCTTGCCTTGATGTCATCAATTGACCTCATAGGTTTCTTGGCTGCTGTTGTTCCATTCCCAGAAATGTTTGGTAATGTTGGAGTCTTCCGCACTACAGTCTGGGTTTCTGTTTGTGCGTTCTGAGTAACTTGAGCCTGTGCGTTTGCTTGGCCTGGGCTCAGTAACTTTCCAAAGACACCGCTAACTTGTTGAACTAATTCCAATGGAGACGGGTCTTGTCCCATTTGATTAGCCACTACGCCTCTTGAAATGATCTCATTTCTAAAAGCACCCTGCCCAAACTGGGCATCGTATGTGGCGGCTACCGAAGCATACTCTGGGATTGATAGGGCCATAGTGAGTTCTCTCTCCCTGGAGGCAACCATCTGCTGTTCGTACAAGCTCTGCTGCTCTTGTACCTGGCTGTTCAGCATCTCTTGTTGCCGCTGCAATTGCCTTGACTGAGCAAGTGCTGCTTGTTGGTCGGGAGGAAGTTGCTTTTCCTGCAACCTCGTGTGAACCCACTTGTATATATCTTCATCTCTAAGGCCTAATTTTTCAATAACTGTATCAATGTCGCCTTTCTTTAGAGCTGAGTTGAGCTCCTGAGCGACCTGAACCAATGGAGCAAATTGCTTCTCCATCTGCTGAATACGTCCCTGCGCCTCCTGATATTTTGGCTTTACATGGTCTAGGCCATAAGCCTTTTCATACAGCTCACGAACTTTTTTCTCAGTCTCAGCATCTTTTACTACTCCATGGAGGAACTTATCGAACTCTTGTTCTTTGCCGTGGACTTTGAACTTGAGCGAAGGGGTGTAGGCTGCCGGAGCGGCTTGCGCTTGGACTGCCTCCTTGTTTTCACCTGTCCCTTCAAAAGACGGCGCCGCTTGGGTTTGCGCCTGTGATTGCTCCGGTGAATTGACCACCTCCGCTGTCTGTTGCTGCTGCTGCTCCTGTACTTGCTCCTGACTCATTTGGTACTCCCTGGGGGCTTGCTTGCCCACCAATCATCTGGCCAACATCTGCTGATGCTTCAGGAGGTAGCCCATTCAAGGCTGCCGTCATAGTCCCTTGCTTTTCCAGCCTGTCAACCAGCCATCGCACAGAATCCGAGGGCAGTCTTGCCCTACGGGTACGAGTAGGATTGTCTGGATCGCTCACGTAGAAATCCACCGCTATGAGTGGACCAGTGGCAGGAACAAATCCCTGCTGCGCCTCCATTTTCCGTTTCTCCTGTTCAGCCATCATCATCTCATGCTGAACAACCCTCATCTTGTACGCTTGCTGTACCTCTGTAGGAATGAGCATGAAATCACTCTGGCTCATTCTGTTAGTCAGTTTATTAATCATGTATTGATGGTTCTCATACTCGCCAATAGGAGGCTTCTCCCCTCTATCAAGAGCAAGGATGACATTCGTTGCCGTGTCGTAACCAAGAGTTAGGTCCGACAAGAGCTCCTCTTTGTTTACCAAAGGCATTGCTCTTATGATCTTTCCTGCGTCTTCGTTATTCATGTTCTGACCGACGTACTGAAGTACGTGGTTAAGAACCATTTGTTTTCCATAAACTTCGTCGATGTCTCCGCTCACTGGCTCAACCTTGATTGAGAAAGTGGAGTCTGTGTATCCACGAATCTCTGCCATATTCACGGCTTCTTTTGCTCCGATAACTTCTATTGTGTAATCATCTGGAGCTGAATTTCTGAAAAGATCCAATGCAAGTTTGTACTTTCTCACCTGGAACCGTTCAAACTTAGTGGCGTATTTAGCAAATCTTTTCTTTTTCTTTGCAGATTGTAGCAACAAACTCATTGGCTCAACCTGACCCTTGTCTTCTGCGTCGTCAGATACGTTCATGACTTCGTAGAGTTCAGCCTTCTTTGCTTCATGATACGCAAGATATTGCTCACCGCTCCTGCCGCCAATAATCGTGGGCTCCTGGCCACCGCCTTGTACTTGTAGATGTCTCACCCCCGGTAGATCGGCGCCCTTTGATACCTTTGTATTTCCAAAAGTTATGAGCTTGTCGTCTCCGAGAGTAATCTGATGCTCCGCTATTTTACTGGCGCAACGATTTATCTCCGCTTGGAACGGTCTCATGACCCTAATTGGTGAAATTCCCCTAGGTAAAGTGGGCAATTCCATGTAGTTTTCATACTCAATTGGGAATAACCCAAAAGGCAATTCCCCCTCCCAAAGTATGTCATTTTGAGTGAAAATTGAGTAATATCCGTTCGGCATAGTCACACAAGGCTTCCAGTAACACTCTTTCAGCATCACCTCGCCCTTAACTTCAACGTAATCTGCTATCTTTGCGTCGAAAACCTGGTAAGTTTCATCCTTACCTTCCTCTAGCTTTGCAATTTTCTTCGGATCTTTGAGCCTTGCTTTAAGTTCTTTGATTGATACCATCTTTCTGACTATCAACCATGGAGCTTTCTTGAGCTCCTTACATCCCTTTGGCCTTAAAAGATTAAACCCATAGATTCTCTCAAACACCAGAGAGCCAGTAGGTGCCTTCTGCGTAACTATCTGCCCGTTCTCATCTACAAACTGCTTTTCGACCATCTTTCCGGCCTCTTCGTCCCAAAAGATCTTAGTCGCAACCTCGCCAAGATCTACGAAGTCCTCCAAATCCCTAATCTGCTCGCTCTCAAAGTCGACCGTAGATTTTATGTGCGACAAGAGTGCGTTGTGCAGCTCCGCACTCTTTTGGTCCTTTAGTTCCTTCTCATTTGCAGGAAAAGCCTTCACACCAGGAGACAAAGTGTGGATGTTCTGCTGTATCAAGTTACAGATTTTATCAATGTGGTTGTTCACCAACCTGATTCTCTGCTCGGCCCCGCCTCTAGGATTGTCAGTCACTCGATTCCTATTGTTCTGTGACCTGTTCTT